GCAAAATGTGCCATTATCCAATCACCACAATCACTACGCCTGAACCGCCAGCACCGCCGAAAGAACCGCCTCCTGCTCCACCGCCTGTGTTGGCTGTTCCTGACCCGCCTGTTCCAGTTTCACCACTCACACCGTTACCGCCGCCACCTGAACCACCTGACGAATTTGCAAACCCACCACCTCCACCGCCGTACATAACTGAAGCACCTGTTATAGAGTTAGCAATACCTGCTCCTCCGTTGCTGTTCGTCGCTGCTGCTCCTGCACCACCCCCACCGCCATAGTATGAAGATGAGCCTGCGTTTCCTTGTCCACTAAATCCGCTACCTCCAGAAGTATTATTTCCACCACCTCCAGAGCCCCCTGGGCTACCAGCACCTGCGTTGTTACCACCAAACGATGAACCGTTGCCGCCACCTAGAGCAATAGCCAATTGACCGATTGAACTTGCTCTACCGCTTGTGCCAGTAACTTGATAGGCGTAAGTACCTCCACCATTTCCACCTGAACCGCCAGCACCGACATTTACGGTTAATGTTCCAGAAGGCAAATAGCGCTGTGCATCATAGAGGACACCACCCGCGCCGCCGCCACCATTTCCAGCCGCACCGCAGTACCAGCAGTTCCAACAGTAATACTTCCAGAACCAGTAAAGCGATAGATAGTTTTACCAGCACGTGTTGTTGTATCTACGGAAGGTGAACCAGTAGTACCAGTTACGGTAGCAAGCCCAACACCACCTGCAGGAACTGGGAACACATTTGCTTTTCCTGTTCCTGGAAATACTGAAACAGACATTAGGAAATCTCCACTCCGCTAATGTGAAAGTTAACTGTGGTTGCAGATGCTCCACCTTGAATTGTTTGAGTAGCGTTGATGACTTGCTTAATATCAAAAGTAGCAATTGAGTCAGCCGCGATAGCGGTTGTATCAGCAAGTTTGACACCATTAAGTGCTAGGTCAAATGTTGCTGCAGTTGCTGCCGTGTTAACTACTACGATATTAGTTACCACTGTTGTTGTAGCAGAAGGAACTGTGTATAGAGTTGTTGTTAGAGTTGTTGTTGCTGCTCCTCTAAAGAGAGCCTTAGTTGTTGTAGCCATTAGTTACTACCTTCTTCTATAGTAGGAGAGATGAAGTTTTCCCCATCCCAAGTGTCGCCGATGGAAGCAAATTTGCCTCGGATTCTTGCGTTGTACGAAGTGCGTATGCACTTTTGTCCTCTGAAGTTTCCATACCAAGTCTCGGTATCTAAACCTTCAATTAGTTCTGTTTCATCAATTCCTGTAATAACTTCTGTAACGATGTTATTGTCATTCAAAAATGCGTAATATGCCATTATTACCAACTCACATTTCCCGTGCCAGCAGTAATTGTCGTGACTTTGAATCCTCCAGATGGAGAAGCAGTCGAACCAGTTAGTCCTGCTCCAATTGTAATTGTTTGAGAATCAGGATATTTAAGAATGACCACACCAGAACCACCTTGACCACCTGCTGAACCTGTAGAACCCGTTGCGGTTCCACCGCCACCAGAACCAGTATTTGCTGCACCAGCGCTGCCTGCGGCTGTACCATTTAGAACTCCACCGTTACCGCCGCCGCCTGCGCCTCCTCCACCACCAGAGCCGCCAAAGTCAACATTTCTACCGCTTGAGCCTCCGCCTCCGCCTCCGCGTGTTACAGATGTTCCAGTAATAGAGTTTGCTAGGCCGCTTCCACCACTACCGCCGTTAAAGCCACCTGAGGACCCACCGTTTGCGCCAGCACCAGCACCGCCACCTGCGGCGCTTCCAGAAAATGAACCACCAGTAAATCCACCACCACCGTAGTTACCGCCATTACCATTAGGGCTACCACCTGCGCCACCAGCGCTAGAAGTAATTGTTGAAAAAGTAGAAGTGCTTTCAGCGCCACCGATTGTTACTGTGTATGTAGTTGCTGGGCTAATTAAAAACCCAGTGGCTGTTCTTTGTTGTCCAGCACCACCGCCACCACCAGTATTTCCTCTTCCTGAACCGCCTCCGCCAATAACAAGATATTCAAGCGTAAAGGTTCTTGGATAATTTTGACTTCCAACAACTCCTAAAATTGGCATTAGGCAATATCTCCTATCACATACCAAAGGTCAGTTCCTGCTTTAATTGCCGTTGCCATAGAGTATCTTGCTCTAAGTTTAGGAGCAGCAGCAGATGCGCCAGTTGATTGAATAGTTGTAGTTCCGCTTGTTACGGCTTGAATAGTTGTTTGTCCTGTACCAATTTGTAACACATTTATTTGAGTACCAATTGGAAAAGCAACAGAAGCATTTGTTGGTATAGAAAAAGTATTGCCAGAACCTACGTCCATTGTAACTACTTGACCATTATTGGCTAATACTGCTGTGTAGGAAGCGGTTTCCGCGTCAAAAGCCAAGTTAACTTTTGCGTCAGTTAACGTTTTATTAGTAAGAGTTTCAGTTCCTGTTAAAGTAACAGCGGTAGCAGATGCAGCCTTTGTGTTTATTTGAGTCTGCACAGCGGAGGTAACACCATCTAGGTATCCCAACTCTGTTGCTGATACAGTTGTAAATCCTGTACCAGCGTTTGCTAGGTCTCTTGCTTTAGTCATTATAGTGCTCCCATAAGAAGTAGTGTTAGTTCGTCTTGTATGCTTCCTGCACCATTTAGAACAATATCTGTCATTCCGCTAATTGTTGTGACTGTCGCACCAGAAGCAATAGATGTTGAGCCTAGAGTTGGAGCAGAGTAACCAGTTACTGTTGACCATTTAAGCCCAGTGGCGGTTGATGAATCAGCCTGTAGGTATTGACCATTAGTTCCAAGAGTCAACTTGCCTACAGTGTCTGCACCAGTACCAGCAAGCAAATCTCCCTTAGCATCAAAGAGCGTAGGAGATAAAACGTTGGCTAGTTCAAATGCTGTAAAGGTAATAACCTCTAGGATGTCACCAGCAGCAAGGGCTGCAAGCCCTGTAATGCTAGTTCCGTTTGTAGCGTTGTAATCAGAGGTACGAGCAAGAAGTACACCGTTTAGATATACTTGCTCTTTGCCAGCAATGTAGGACAGTGTTAGTCCATTGTCGTCAGGACCTGACTCAGAAGTTTCTCCACCTGCTGCTGTGTAGCGATAGCGGTAAATATCTGAGGTAGATGAGATAGATGCCCATTCAGAACCATCCCACGCAAGCATTGCGTTAGATACTGAGTTCCAGTAGATAGCACCTTCAAGAAGTGCATTTCCATCATTATCTACTGTAGGTGGGGTTGACTTAGAACCAAGATAACGGTCATCGAATGAATCGTATGAAGCAGCAGCGGCAGCAGCACTGGCTGCAGCAGCAGTAGCAGAGCCAGCAACTGTATCTACATAGACCTTAGTTGCTGCATCATTATCTGATGTAGGTGTTCCAAGGTTTGTAACTTTATGTGTATTAGCATCTAGGTTGCCAAGCAACTGACCAGTAGTTCTATTGATGTATGTACCTGAAAGACTCACTGCTCCAGTGCTACCATCAACAGAAAGAACCGCATCTGTTGGGGTAAGAAGTTCCTGCCAGTTGGCTAGAGTTGAGGCTGGAGTGGCTGTAAGAATAAATGACTTGTTTACATCTGTGCGAACAGCAACGTCACCAGTCTGTGCAGTAAGTGCAAGCATATTGGCTTGTGAATTAACTACCTGTGTTGTTGTAATAGCAAGTGCTGGAAGGTGATGAGTAGGAACTAATCCTGAACCATCAAGTTCGGCAATACCATTTGCTATACCCTTTTGACCTGTAAGGTATCCAAGGCTTACGGCATCTCCATTGTCTGTCGGATTTGCTAGGTTTGTAATCTTTTGGCTGTTAGCAGATACTGCAGATGTAGGTGCAGCCATCTGGTCAAGACGGCTAGTGCGTACCTGTGTATCAAAGTCTGAAATAGTTGAGGCAGTCTGTGAGCCTGTGTGATTAGCACGGGCTAGTGGGTCAACAGCCAACTTGCTTAGTGCAATTGCCGCACTTGCGTTAATGTCTGCGTTAACAATTGTTCCGTCTACCAAGTCAGCAGAGGTAATAGTTCCACCCAAGTCCAACTTAGTCTTGGCAATAGCAGCAGTTGCTGATACATCAGCGTTGACGATGGTTGCATCTGCAATCTTGGCAGAAGTTACAGCACCGTCGGCTAGGTCAGCAGTGGCAATTGTGCCATCAAGAATCTTGGCTGAGGTGATAGCACCATCTGCAATGTCTCCAGCCACGATAGTACCGTCAGCAATTTTGGCTGAGGTAATGGCCGAGTCTGCTACCTTGGCGGTAGTAACCGCTAGGTTAGCAATCTCTGAGGTTCCAACTGCGTCAGCGGCAATCTTGTCTGCTGTAACAGCATCTGCTGCAATACGAGAGTTAGTAACTGCAGACTCTTCAATCTTAGCAGTAGTAACATTAGCATTAGCAATCTTAGCGGTTGTAATAGCAGAGTCTGCGATATCGCCTGTGGCGATAGTGCCGTCTGCAATTTTAGCCGAAGTAATTGCACTATCAGCAATTTTTGCTGTGGTTACGTTAGCGTCTGTAATCTTGGCTGTAGTTACTGCATTAGACTGCAACATTGCTGTTGTAATCATGTTAGTATCTGTAGTCTCAAGGACGTTAGCAATGGTTAAACCGTGTGCTGTTGTTTCATTCTTGATGTGGTTGTTAGCCTCACGGAAGTCAACACCAATAGCCATGTGACGAACCTTGGCTCCTGCTGAGTGAGCAACGCCAGAGACGCCTTCTGTACCAGTTCCGTCTACACCACGGATAATTGTTATCGTTGTGCTAGAAGGAGAACTAGGCGATGTGGCATAGACAATTTCTTCAAGGGCTGTATCTGGATCAATAACAAGTGTAAAGCGCTCACCAGAACCAGGTGTGATGCCACCAAGCACTGCTGCTGAGTTGACTACCATTGTAGTCGCAGTTGCGTTTAGTGCTGAAACTAGAGATGTCTCTTGCGAGATGGAGGAGTATCTGCGGACTGTCATTGATTAGTACCTCGTATAGTGGATTCGGGTTGGGTAAACATCACGAAGTTTTCCTGCTTCTTCGTTAAGGCGTTGCTGATAGAGTCCAAGCATGAATCGTGCTGTTGAAGCACCAGAGCCATACTGGATCTTTGTATCTGCGTTATCTGCTTCTGCAGATGAATAGTTGAGTCGGCCTGTACTGCAGAACCTGCAGATGCTGAAAGTGTGGCTGGCTTCTTTGTATAGAATACCTGGATCTTGCGACCTGCTTCTACGTTGTCGTAGACAGAAATGCTATTGCCTGAGGCAAATGCTGTGGTGTTTGCTAGTGAATCTTGACGCCACTTACGAAGCGGCATCCATTCTTCACTAGGTCCTGTTGGTTGCCATGAGACGTAGAGGATTGTTTCAGCCTCTGCTGGTAGGCTGTAGGTTGTCTTAGCGGTGTTAAAGTTAAACACATGAACCCCAACTGCAAATAGTTGAGGAAATACTGCATCAATTGTATCGTTGATTGCTTTCTTAACTACCGCCTTAGGGAAGGTAGGAGCAACAGTTACGCGAGAGTTGACCGTGTGTACCGCTGCTGTAGTTCCGTTATAGCCTCGGCCATACGGAGCCACAGTAGCGGTATTCGATACACGATCATAACTGTCAATCCAAAGTAGTTCGTCATCAATCTCGACAACACCTTTACCAATATTTGAGACATCTGCTAAGTTGAGTGTTAGGGCAGATGCTGATATTTCCTGTGTAAGGTGAGTGGTACGATCCTGCCTCATTGTATAACCAGATAGATTAAGCAGTGCCTCGTCTATCATATTGGTATAGGTGGTTGTCATTTAATTTCCTTTAAGGTTAATTTACTTGTTTTTTTCTGCTAGGTACTTCTTCCATGCTGCAGGACCTGCCTTATATGCTGCATCACGCTTAGCCTTTGGAGTCTTGGCATAGGCTCTACCAAGCGCATCATATAATGGTTGAGCAAGCCTTTGAGAACCGTTTGTCTTTGCTTTTGGCTTTGGCTTTGCTGTTGTCTTATTGACCTCTGAATATGGTCTTGGTGAATACGATGTTGATGCAGCCTTTGCTGGCTTATTAGGTACGAACATTGAACCTACGTACTTGCCTCCGCCAGAAGTTGTCTTTGCTGGCTTGTCTGGTACAAAGATAGATCCAACATAGCGACCAGAAGATGATGGCTTTGTTGATGCTGTTGCCTTTGCTACGCGAGCATCGCCGTACATACGGCGGAGTGCTTCACGATACTCAGGAGAATTATTTGATGATGCTGCCTTGAGGGAGGCAGACATTCCCTGCTTCTTAATCTTATCAATGGTTGCTTGCGAAACCTTGATGCTTCTGTTGGCCTTAGTTGCCATGTTACCACTTAACCTTATCTGCCCAATATGCGGCACTCATTTTTCCTTTTGAAATATTACCTGCGTGACGAGCCTTAAAAGACTTACGTCGAGCAGCATAGGATGCCGACTCTCCCTTTTTCTTTGGAGAACCACTGACACCCTGTTGACCAAAGCGGATAGTCTTGACCTTCCCGCCCTCCTTAGCCACAACTACGTGTGACTTTTTTGGGTGAGTTGGTGTACGCTTTGGCTTGTTATAGCCAGATACTCCTACCCGCTTTAGTCTAGGGTCGGTCATTTACTTCTTCTTTGTTTTTGTCATTTTTTGTGTCTGCTTAACTGCTTTACCTAAAGCAGCGCCTGACTTGTCCAATGAACCAAAACCGCTAAATCCTTTTTTACCTGCTGCTTTTTCCATATCACGATATAGTCCTGCTGCAGTACGTGCTTGTGCTGGAGTTAAGTTATTACTTTTTACTCCTGCAATAAACCGTGCAAGAGAAGAGTTGCTCTTAGGAAATTCTCCTGTTGGCTTTTTTAATACTTTCTTTGGAACTCCTGGACCTGTTTCATCATAACCTGGACCAGGATATCGTCCTGTGCTTTTTTTAAGTTTTGGCGTTGGTGTTGGTTTTTTTGCCATATTACTTAACCTGTGCTCCGCGCATTCCGCCGCCAGCAGACTTCTTCTTGCCAGGAACGAACATTGAACCTTGGTATGAACCATCTACTTTAGACTTTGAACTTGTAACACGCTTTGTTCCGTACATGCGCTTTACGCCTTCGACATATGCTGCGCTTGCCTTACCAAAAGCAACCTTCTTGAGTGCATTAGTCATACCATCTGCCTTAATGCGATCAATTGTTGCCTGTGATACCTTCATTGGTGCAGCCTTAGGCTTTGATGCTGGTGCTGCGTAGTTGCGGTAGCCTGATGCTTGTCCGCCGCCTGTCATTCTTGCCATTTTGTTACCTTCCCTTTATCTGTATTTTGAGGTTTTCTTTGCTATCGCTTTGGGTTGTCTTACAAACTGCTTGCCCTGACTTGTACCCTTACGCTTGGCTGCAGTTGTTTTTGCGTATTCCTTGGCTGATAGAGCCTGACGTGCCTTCTTGGGAAGGTAGCGTTCTCCTGTTGCCTTGGATCCTTGAGTGCTAGGCTTACCAGACTTGGTTCCCCACTCTTCCTTTGTCCATTTAGACAAGGACTTCTGTTTAGTGGTCTTGCTACCTGAGTAGCCACCACCAGCCTTTTTATATTCTTGAGCAACTAACTGTGCTTTGCGAGCAGACCATTGTCCTGGCTTGCCACCTTTAGAACTGGCCATAATGCGATTTTTAATCCGCTCACGTAGTTCAGGCTTTGTATACGGCATAATTACTTTTTCTTATATTTGGCGTTGTATTGCATTATGAACTCATCAACATACTGCTTGTATGTCCAGTCTCCTGCCTTATACGCTGCAGACTGCTTAAACTCGTTTAGAGTTGGTGGAGTAAACTTGGGTGTTGGTGTTACCTTTGGCTTAGATGTTACTTTTGGTTTAGGTGTTACCTTTGGCTTAGGTGTTGGCGTAGCCTTTTTCATCATGCCTGGCATGATTACTTACCGCCGAATAGTCCGCGCTTAGCGGGCTTCTTTTTAGCAGTCTTCTTTTTTGCTACTTTCTTGCCAGTCTTCTTGGCTTCCATCTTGGCCATAGCCATTCCCTTAGCAGTGTATGGGAATTCTTTTTTTCCTACTTTTGGCATTAGATTGCTCCTACTTCGCTTAGTTTGGATACTGTCTTGTTTTGTATTAAGTTTGTGCTGGGCATGCTATTAGCGTCATAGGCTTTACCCATAGCATCAGATGCTCTACGAGCCTCTTGAATCTTCTTCATGGATGTACCTGCTGGCTGAATACCCTGAGCCCTTGCATCGCGGTAGGCTTGTAGTTCGCCTTCCCACTTCTTGTTACTTGTCTGCTTCTGTGAGGAAGCATCCCCTGCATTCATCTGTAGCCCTAGTGCCTTGCAACCAAAGCAACCATCTATTGGATCTGGATGATGTTCCCAATGTTTCATACTGTCTCCACTGTATATCCTGCTGCCTCTAGGCTAGCCTTTTCTCCTGCTGTCACGTCATAGGTGATACCACCCAGATAGAAGGCTTCCGCCTCTGCTATCTCTTCAGTAGAAGGGTTTCGTAACTCATAATATTCCCCATCAATTTTAATGACGCTAACGCCTCTTGTAAGGCGATAACGGCTAAACAATGGGCCTTCCCCTAATGGACCTTCACTCACTGATGGAGTTGTGAATCTGTATGTCATATAGCCTCCTAAGCCGTTTTACTGATGAGTAGGGGTTGCCCCCTACCCACCCGTCTAATTACTTAGATTATGCGCGAACTGATGAAGCGGTCTCGATGCGGTATAGCGCCTCTTGACGGTAGATTGACCAGTTGATGATACCGTGCCAGCCGACTGGGCGGAAGCGGTTCAACTTGTCTACAACGTTACCAAACTCAATGCCTGGTTCCTTCCATACTGCCTCAGCAAGTGCTTGCTGTCCGAGTACGTAGGTGTTGTAAACACGTGCCTTTGGAGTAACTGTAAGTGTGTTTGTTCCAACAGTTCCTGAGTTAGCAACAGACACTGTAAGTGTTGTGTTTGTTGTACCAACTGAGATTGCTGTGATCAAAGCACCTGATCCAACGTTGGTTCCAGAGATAGCATCTCCGACCTCAGCAAGACCACCGAATGCGCCGTTTGCAACGACGATTGTGAATTCGCCTGATACACCGCTTACTGCAGGAGCAGTGGCAAGTGCTGTTAGAGCCTTACCTGAGATGGTGTTTGTCATGCGTGGTGTCTCGATAAAACGGACACCTTCCCATGCGCCGAGTTCTCCTGCAAGGAGTGGGCCGACGTTCTGGTACTCATGTGGTGTACGCCAGATGTTGTTTCCTGTCTCTGTGCGGAGATCGTGTGAAACTTCTGGGTGGATGTATGAAACATACATTCCGCCACGTGGGACAACGTTTGCAGCGCGTAACTTAGTTACTGCGTAGCGTACGTCGCGTCCCTTGAATGTATCTGTTGTGTCAATTGTTGACTTAGCAGCAGTTGTTGAAAGTGCTCCACCAGATTCACGGATAACATTTGTACCAGCATCTAGGATAGCGGCGATACCGTTATCTAGTGTTGTTGCCATGTTGAACGCAACTGCGTTAGCAATCCATGGATCAACATCTGAAAGAGACATAAGTGACAACTTACGTGTTGGGATAACTACGCGACCTAGTTCTGTCTGTGCGACATCTAGGGTTGTAGTTGCTGGCATTGCTACTGCATCTGGATCTACAGTTTCAGCGAGTGTTGCACCAGCAATTGTGGTGTCAGCAATATCGTTGTAGAACTGGAAACGGATTGAAGAACCGTCGTGAGTTGGGTTTCCGATCTTCTTGTCTGCGATTGCGCGGAACTGTGGTGTTGAACGCAAGTTGAGTTCGATCAACTTGTCGTACGCCATGGTTACAAGATTGGAACCTAACCCAGAGGTCGATGTGGAAAAGATATCAGGCATTTGCTGACATCTCCTTTCTGGTTAGTTTGCGGTTTATTGACCGCTGAGAATGGTTAGGATTTCATCTTCTGATTCTGCATTCGCTAAGCGATTTGCAATATCATCCGATGCCCCTGGTGCTTCTGCATTTGTCAATACATTGTTCATTTTCTGCATTGAGGCGATATCTTGTTCAGATACCTTTGGAGCGTTCTGTTGAATTCCGAACACGTCGGAATACTGGTCGATCCATGAGGAAATTGCTTCCTCTGTTGCTTCGATGTCATTTGGAACGAATGCGGCGATCTTTGCATTTACACCACGGGATGTAAAAACATCTTTTAAGATCCGCTCTTTCTGAGCCTTGCTCAGTTCTCCTAGGTTGGTTTCTAGTTCTTTTGCTCTGCGTTGCTCGGCCTTTAGCGCTTTGCGGAGTTTCTTTACTAGATCGGTATCGTTGTCGTATGTCGGGGTGTAATCCTCGTCATCTTCGTCTTCGATATCCCAGTTGATGTTGTCGCGGTTGTTGCTCATAGCAACCTCTCCCTTGTTAGTAGTTGGCGTACGCCTCAAG